TTCTCAGCATTGCCAAGCTGCGAGAAGTGTTGGACATCAAGCCACCTACCGTCAACCGGGCGTTGAAGTCCGGCCAGCCATTAAGTCGTGGGCCTTTGAAGGGCTGGTCTTTCAAATATGTTGACACTCCCCCCACCCCGTGATACAAACACACAACCCCGGACCATCCGGTGTATCTGACAGCTCCGGGCTGACGTCATGCAGACAGATACGCCTTAACCGCATGAGGAAATTATCATGGCACGCACCACCTTCTCCGGCCCAGTCGTATCGCAAAACGGTTTTATCGTTGACCACGCTTCGACACAAGCCATTAACGCCACTGCTACAGCCACTGCGGCTCAAGTTGCTGCTGGTTACATCACATCGACCTCGGCTGCCGCCACTACCATTACACTGCCTACTGGCACTGCTCTGGGCGCTGCATTGAACGCCACTCAAGGCACTTCGATGGACTTGTTCATTGACAACACCGCTGGCGCAAACACTGTGACGATTGCTGTGAACACCAATGCAATTTTGTCCACTGCTGCCGCTGATACCGCTGGCTCGTTTGGTGATTTGACTGTTGCCGCCGGTGCTACTGGTATTGCACGCTACACCATCATGTTCTCCAGCGCCACAGCGTACGTGTTTACACGCACTGCTTAATTGATCTTGGGGGCTTCGGCCCCTGCTTTACAGGAGATTAATTATGACGACGCAAGGCGACGTAAAATCAACGCACCGAAACTCAACGGGCACTGTGTTCGCACAGCGCACAAGGGTTAAAGGTTTTTCAATTTGCGGAGTCGCCAGCCAAACTGGCACACTGCTTTTGAGAGACGGCGGCGCTTCTGGACCCGTGTTGATTGAGATCGACATCCCGTCCAATTCGAACCCAAACTCGTTCTATGTGGCAATTCCCCAGCAGGGAGTTTTGTTTACAACGGACGTGTATGCCACGATCACCAATATTGCATCGGTGACGGTGTTCTATGGCTAAGTCCCCCGCATGGCAACGCAAAGAGGGCAAGTCCGAGAAGGGCGGCTTGAACGCGAAAGGGCGGGCGTCTTACAACAAGGCCAACCCCGGCAAGCCCGGCCTGAAGGCTCCCCAGCCCGAGGGCGGCAAACGCCGCGACTCTTTTTGCGCCCGTATGGAAGGCATGAAGAAGAAGTTGACCAGCGAGAAGACGGCCAAAGACCCGGACTCGCGCATCAACAAAAGCCTGCGGGCTTGGAAGTGCTGACATGGAACTGATGGCTTGGAACGTACTGTTGTCGTTTACGTCAGCAGCGTTGCTTTTTTGGGTGAAAGTGTCTCACGACGAAGTAAAGCGCGTGAGCATCTTGCTGAGCAAGACCCGCGAAGAAAACGCTGAGAAGTACGTGACCAAGGCTGATGTGCATGGCGACATCAATCGTGTTCTGGCCCGGTTGGACCGGCTTGAGGGCAAGATTGATGACTTCATGAAGGAGCAGCGCAGTGCCCTCAGTTAGCAAGAAACAGCACAACTTCATGGCGGCGGTGGCCAATAACCCTGCTTTTGCCAAGAAAGCAGGCGTCCCACAATCCGTGGGCAAAGAATTCTCCAACGCGGACAAAAGCCGCAAACTCAAAGAAGGTGGCGATATGGCAACGAAAATGAACCCTGCTTTCAAAGCAATGATCGAGAAGAAAAAGGCGGGCGCTAAGCCTGCTGGCAAAATGATGGAGCCAAAAGGCAAGCCGTTTGCCAAGGGCGGCGGCATTGAGTCCAAAGGCAAGACCAAAGGCACCATGGTCAAGATGGCCCGTGGCGGCAAATCCTGCTAAGGAGTAAACATGAGCCCAGCAGAAAAAGAAGCCCGCCAGATGATGGCGGACAAAAAAGCCCAAGACGCTGCTACCAAAGCGTATGACGCTGCCAGCACCACTCCCCCCAAGCCAGCCCCCGCAAGGAAGATGGCCAAAGGCGGCGTGACTCGTGCTGACGGTTGCATCACCAAGGGTCACACAAAAGGAAAGATGGTTTAATCATGGCTAAGATTTCTGACGTTTTGGCAACAGGTGTTGGCGGCATTTTGCCTATGCTGATGGCAAAAGACTACAACAAGCAACGGTCAGCTGGTAAGGCTTCTGCGGCTGAAGAAGCCCGTCAGCAAGCAATGGCTGCCTCTGCCCAAGGCCAACCCATGAAAAAAGGTGGCGTAACTCGCGCAGACGGCTGCATCACCAAAGGCCACACCAAAGGCAAGATGGTGTAATCATGAGCGATGCACCACGCATGAGGTCTGCCAAAAAGATGTACGAGGACATGCTCAATGAGCCAACTCGCCCGTCTACAGGACATACATCCAAAGCCATGTCCATGGCCGACAAGATGTTTGCGCCTGTCAAAAAGGCCAAAGGCGGGGTGACTCGCGCAGATGGTTGCGTGACCAAGGGGCACACAAAGGGGCGATTCGTATGATGGCCAGTCGCGGTATGGGTGACATCAACCCATCCAAAATGCCCAAAGGCGTCCGCAAGGCACGCCGGGATGACACCGACTTTACGCAATACGCTGAAGGCGGCAAAGTCAATGCGGCTGGCAACTACACCAAACCCAGTCTGCGCAAGCGGATTGTGAGCCAAGTCAAGGCTGCTGCTACGCAGGGTACGGGCGCAGGTCAGTGGTCGGCCCGTAAAGCACAGCTTGTGGCAAAGAAGTACAAAGCCGCTGGCGGCGGATACAGGGACTGACATGAAGGCCCCACAGAAGTCGCTCAAAGATTGGGGGGACCAGAAATGGACCACCAAGAGCGGCAAGCCGTCTTCAAAAACAGGTGAGCGGTATTTGCCGGAGAAGGCGATAAAATCGCTCAGCCCCGCAGAGTATGCGGCCACCACAAAAGCCAAGCGTGCTGGTAAGGCGGCGGGCAAGCAGTTTGTGGCCCAGCCCAAGACCATCGCCAAAAAGACAGCGAGCTTCAGATGACAACATCCGGCACATCATCGTTCAACCTTGACCTGACCGAAATCGTTGAGGAAGCATTTGAGCGCGTGGGCTCGGAGATGCGTACGGGCTATGACCTGCGCACGGCCCGCCGTTCGATGAACCTGATGTTTGCTGATTGGGCCAACCGTGGCCTGAACATGTTCACCTATGAGCAGGGCTCCATCCCGCTGGTAGCAGGCACAGCAACGTATGACCTCCCAGCGGACACCGTGGACCTGCTTGAGCACGTCATTCGCACGGGCGCGGGGAGCGCAGCAACACAGGCAGACCTGACCATCACGCGTATCAGTGTTTCTACCTATGCCACGATCCCCAACAAGCTGCAGCAAGCCCGCCCGATCCAAGTCTGGATTGAGCGTTTGAATACCCCGCGCATCACCGTTTGGCCCGTGCCGGACAACACACAACCCTACGTGTTTGTGTACTGGCGTTTAAAGCGCATCCAAGACGCTGGCAACGGCGTCAACACAATGGATATGCCTTTCCGTTTCCTTCCCTGCATGGTGGCAGGATTGGCCTACTACTTGGCCCTGAAGGTGCCCGGTGGCGCTGAGCGTCTGGGTATCTTGAAGCAGCAATACGACGAAGCATGGCAGCTTGCCTCTGAAGAGGACCGCGAAAAAGCGGCTGTCAGGTTTGTTCCACGCCGTCAGTATCTGGGGAGCGGCACGTAAATGGGCAATCGGTTTGCCAGCGCCAAGAACTCGATCGCCCAGTGCGATCGTTGTGGTTTCCGTTTCAAACTCACGGAGCTGCGCAAGCTGGTGGTAAAGACCAAGATCAACAACGTCTTGGTGTGCGACTCTTGCTGGGACCCCGATCAGCCGCAGTTGCAGCTCGGTATGTACCCCGTGGACGATCCGCAGGCGGTACGCAACCCCCGCAGAGATACGACATACGTGACAGCAGGCCCCAACGTGGCAGGCTTTCCAACAGGCGGCAGCCGAGACATTCAGTGGGGCTGGAACCCCGTTGGTGGCTCCCGATTCTTCGATGACGCGTTGACACCAAGCACTTTGGTATTGACTGCTGCAATCGGTCAAGTGACAATCTCAACATCTTAAGGAGTTCATCATGGACGCAAAGAAAGCAGTGCGCAAGCACGAAGCAAATATGCACCCCGGTGCTAAGCCCACCAAGCTGCGTGCTGGTGGCAAAACCAACAGCGACATGCTGAAAATGGGTCGTGGTTTGGCCAAGATCGCCAACCAGAAGTCCCCCGGTCGCAAAGGAGCCTGATATGGCAACTTATAACCAACCCAAAGCATCCACCC